GAGTCGCTGGGCCTGCGATTGCGCCTTGCTGCCTAAACTCACCATAAACTGAGAAGGTTGAGAAGTCAGGTAGCCTTTCAAAGGAGACATGGTTAGTCGCTGCGCCGCCGTCGAGCGCTACGTTAACTGAGTTATAAGCTCTGACTGTTATAACCCCCCCTTTCGGGACGTCTATCATTCTCGTCTCTCCATTAAGAAAGATAGCAGTAGTTACGGCTGCGTCCACAGTATTCCTAGCTATGATCTTTCTAAGAACGGCATCCACATAGACGTACATCTCTTGAGTGTCACCCGCTGCGTACAACTGTGAATTAAACCTTATAGCGCAGCTTATCTTATAGTCACCAGCTAGAGGTGCCGTAAATTCCCCGGTTGAACTATTATAAGAGCCGGTGTCATCATGGTCGGTAGTGCCGTTTACGATGATCGGAGTGCTACCTGTTATTGTAGTCGCCGCTGTACTTGCTTGAGCTACTACCGTGCTAAAAGAAGCTTCAGTAGTCGAAAGCATTGCGCCGGATCTAGTATGCTCGTTAATAGATACATAGTTTAGGTTAGGATCAACATGCGTATTTAGTGTTGTCGCCCCTGAAACATGATAAGCCTTGATAGTTAGAGTATCACCCACCTCAACATCTACAGTAGCTGCTAAGATTGACGAAGCATAAAGCGTTCCACCGCCCATAGCATCGTCGCGTTTACCTGTGGCGTATTGTATATCGTTTTTCCACACGCTTATTCTAAACTCTTCGCCGTTAACCCAACCACTATACGAGGTCATTAACAGCGAAGCGTTTACGTCTACTTTACCGTTGATCTTAGATGTGTATAGCCAGCCAGTGCCAGTGCCAGTTACTAGGCCTGAGTCATCGTAACCCATAACATCGTAACCTATAACTACGTTAGCAGCGTTACCTATAGCTTGCGCATCGGTCTTTGTATATCTAGTGGCCTCTCCAGCGATAGCACCTGGCACCAAAGTGTCAGGGCCCATGGTGAAAACATCACCTGAGACTGTGTAAGCATTTGTGTTTACGTTATTTACTTTTAAGCGAAGCTCCACTTGTGCAGTAGTCGCTTCAAGGTAAGTTTTATAGTTAACCTTACCCTCAAGGTTTAAAAGCTCTAGGTCTGCAGCAACTCCAGAGTATAAAACAGCTGCGTTTGTTACGTCATATACTTCTAGTATTAAATCACTTGAGACATACCCAGTGTGAGGCTTAAAATAAAAGTTACCGTGAAGTATTCCACCGTAATCACCTGGATCAATCGTCTTAGAAGCTATCTTAAAAAAGTGACCCGAAGCGTTTGCTGCAGTCTTTGTGAAAAGAAGTGATGCTGTATCTACTAGTACTTCACCTACAACGCTTGTAGGAGCAAGACTAATAAGACCACTAGCGCCACCCACCCCATCATCAGACAACCAATCACCAACGTTAGATTCAATGTTTGACGAGTTGTCGGGGATATAGTTTTTCGATCCGCCACTTCCACTTCCTATCGGAAGCTCGCTTCCAGCATTATCTAAAGTGTATGCCTTACCGTCAGCTTTGAAATATAATTTATGTTTAGTCGCTGCAGGTACAGCTGGTGTAACAATCTCATCGTATTCAGTACCACCAGCTAACAAGTCTTCGTTGACTATTTTTTTGTATGTCGTCCCGTCAGAAACGGCTAACTTATTCTCATCCGTGCGGTATGTAAGCATACCTGCTGGTTGAGTCGCCGCATCCGACGTTGTGTTTTCTGCTTGAGCCTTTTCTAACTCTCCATAAATTTTAGCCATCTATTCAACTCCTATTAAACGGTACGATCCTGCTGGTAAATTAACACTTGTTACTATTCTCACGTTACTAGCTGAAGTAATCAGTATCTGAACATACATTATCTCAAAATTATTTGCGTTATCCATAAATTGCCACTGAGCATTTCTAGCATCTTCAATACTAGCAGATACGTCAACGTTCTTTAACGCTTCCGCACCCGTCCAAACCGTATCAGCTATGAACTTGGAGACACCTAGCACCTTAAATGCCGTCCCTATATCTACATAAGCCTTACTGTTATCAGTAGCATATACAACACGACCTATGTTCTGAGCCGAAGCCGCAGGAAGTGTTCCTGATGTGAAATTTTCTAGTCTAAATCCCTTAAACTCACCTTTAGTATATACGTCTTTGATGTAGTGAGTAGCATCACCAAAGTCTGTTCCCGACCAGGTGCCAGAAAAACTTGCGTTAGTTTCTGGTGCTAGTACGTCTCTAAAATGGACGGATCCTTTAGTGGCGTGGGCCGTACTTTCCAGAACAAGGTTCTCACTAGCAGCGGTTCCACCTTGTATTGTCTGGCCAGTAACACGTCCTGCGAGCATAACAAATTGGGTATGCCCTGCATCGCCACTGGTAAGGTTGGATATGGTAGTGTGGTCCACTTCAGAATCAGGAGTAGAAGCAAGCCAAACAGAATTGACTGCATCCCAAAAAAGAGCATCGCCAGCTTGCGCTGGTAAAGTTTGAAGCAAATCCCTGTAAACACCACTCCTAAAGCTAAGTAAAGTACCGATAGCAATTTCATTAGTAGCATTTCTGACTCCCCCTGATACATACACATCATTTAGTAGAGCCGTGCTGGAACCAATGTCTAGTGCGCCACTTGGACTTGGTAGCAAGTTTTTAGTAAACGACACAATTCCTGTCCCACTTGGAGACAACGTGACGTTTCCGTTTGCTGTATTATTAGATATTACAGTACCATTAAGGTTAAGTTGATCGATATTTGCCGAGCCCGCAACTGTCAAAACACCCGTCAGATTTTGGCTTAACGTTTGTAGAACTTTTTGAACATCTACAATACCACTGCCATCAGGATTAAGTATTACCGCTCCATTAACATCAGTCGATGAAATCGTATTACCATCAAGTCGTAAATTATCTATGTTTAGCTGAGTACCAGTGATAACAAAGAAATCTAAGTTACCCGAGCTTTGTAAATGCTCATCCCCAAAATCAATAGTACCAAGGCTAGAAGTTATGCTCCCCTGGCCAGCACCGTTGTCTGGATCAAATATTATAGTCTCAGAGTTATCTGTTAAAGTAGTAACCCCAGCCCCAAGCGTCCCAGTAGTACTGAGATTCGCAGATCCGAAGCTGACCGCACCCGTCGTGTCCGTAATCACACCAGGGACCAGAGTCAAAGTGTTAGTTGTGTCATCAGCTACGAGTGACGATCCTGTTACAACCGCACCCGTAATGTTTCCAGTGGTAGTTAAGTTTTCATCGCCAAAACTAATACTCCCAGAACTATCAGTAATTGAGCCACTAGTGACCACAATTGTTCCGATAGTAATACTTCCTGAATAGAAGCCATCTTTCCACCTCTCAGTAGCTGTCGATAAATAATAAGTCGCATCGACTGATGGTCTAAAAGCTCCGTCTATTTGTACGAAGCCTGACTGTGCGCCTACACCGTCACCGTTATTGGCATTTAAAGTTAAGTTCGTGCCAGCACTGTCGCCACCATAAACTTTCTGTCCAGCGTATAGACCTGCTACTGCAACGCCTGCTGAATCTAAATCATCTTTTCCCTTAGAGAAAAAATACCTATCGTCTGTTACATCAGTCACTGCAGCTAAAATAGCGTCCGTGGACCAATCAACATCAAAAATTTTATACCATTTGGGAGCTACATCGCCTTCACGTTGTTCCCACCTATAACCCGCACTTCGAGTATCACCATCGTCATCTACTACTCGATAATCATTAAGAGCTGGAGTAGCGTCACCAGGGTTAGGGGTGTTTAATCCCGTAGGTAAATCCCCTGGAGTTGGAACGTTAGGTTGAGTGTTTGGGTAAAGAACAGCCACCATGTAATCAAGAGCCGATTGAACATTACTGACATTCGGTAAAGCACTATTGAAATAACCAAAATCAGATAGCCTATGCTTATACGGATGCTGCGTAATATTCCAAATTTCAAATCTATGCTTTTCAAACATCATAACTAGATATTCCCGTCCCCGTCTGGGTCATAATCAGCGGTAGGGTCAAAAGTAAATAAACTGTCCCAGCTTGTCTTCCACACATACACTCGCTCTTGTCTGCTGATTATGTCTGACTCAGTTAGATTTCTGTAAACATACTCAGTACACAAGCAAGGCTCTCCACCTATAGTTTCAATACTTGCAGTGAAGATAAATTTAGGTCTTATCTGGGCATCAAACACAATATGCTGCTTTGACTGCTCAAACTGATGAGACTTTAAAAGTTCAGATTTACT